GTCTCCATTATGCATTTAATATAGTTCCGCTCAGATTTTTTGTAGTGGTTGTTGAAGTTGGCTGATTGCTAGTAGTCGATCGCTGCGGTTTATTATTTACCCCGCTTGGAGAAGACGCATTGACAGAGTTCTGAGGATTCTGATCGGCTCGGCGACTATAGTCTTTCTTTTTAATTTTCTTGTTTTGTTTCTCGGCAGCCGCAGCCGCAGCATCGGCTGTCGCCTGCGCTTCAAGTTCGGTTTCAAGCTTTCCATTTAAAGCTCTCGGCGCAAGAGTTTGCATGTTAGTAAACGCAAATGTTACCGTAAGCTTCTGTGCTTCATTTTCTTGGTTCCATGCCAAGTTCTGAGACTGAATATTCATAGGAAACACATCGTAAAGAATATACTCAGTAACCGCGTTTAGTTCTCTGTCGTATACACGAACTCTAACAGATGGGCATGTAAATTCGTCTTTATAACCGACCTCGTATCCCAAATATTTGTTTAGTCCAGCTCGGTCTGATTCAACATTAAGTTGACTTCCGCCTCTGGTTTCGTAATGTACAATAGTGTTCATCCACTGATAGAAAAAGTCGATTAGTTCAGATCTTTTATCGACTAACCAAGTAATGGATAAATCATTAAACTGCATACCGTATGGCATCTTTTCTATCGGACCATAACCGTATCTTCTGATATTTTCTTCTTCTAAAAGCTGTACTGTTGGCAATACTACTGTTTCACAGCGAAGGATTAATTTATCAGCATTATATCTCACAAATTCTGTAAGAGGAACGTTTGCTTCAGATCCAAGTCTAAATGGAGAAAACGTTACTAGATAGCTATGCGTTGGCAGAATATCGTTTTTATTAATTTCAGCTTTGAAACTATTGATATTAAAACTTCTGTTTTTAGAACCCGTTACAACGATCTCGCCGACTTCTTGAGAAAAAGGATCTGTTCGCAGAGGACCGGTTTGTGTTGTACTTGTTGCTTCTTGAGCTGGCGGTTTGTCAGCCATTACTTCCTAACTCCTAGCATTCTCTTTGAGTCGTTCCATACCTGAGTCTTCGACTGCTTGGTAAAACGTTCTGTTGGTAAGAAGAGAGCAATGTCCCATTCGGAAGGATAGACATACATGAAGCGAGAACGTACATGCTCGTTGAGATAGTGCTTGACACAAGGAGAAAAGAACCTCAGTTTCGCAATGCTTGTGAGAAGCTGATAGTTAAGTTTGATTCGTGTCGACTCGTCGTAACGGGTATTGTTGGCATAATCGTATAGCGCATCCATCAGACGAGCACGAAGTGGCGGTGGAAGATAGTGTAGGTTCAGACCATAGAATCCACCAGGTACCTTACGGAACGGAAACACCAGAGGGAATCTGTCGTAGTATGGCAGTTCGTCCTTCCACTTTGGATCGTAGTTGAACATGTACATCGAGCCAGGAATAGGAGTGCTTGTCAGGCGTGCCTGATCGCCCCTCATGAGACTGCGCTCGTTAATGTTTCTCATCTTCCCGGCAGTCTCACGAAACCAATCACGAGACTGCTGAGTACGCGCCGGGATCTGACCGGAACGAACGCCCTGCGTAATGATGGTATCGAATACAGTTGCCACTAAAACTTCAGCCCTAAATGATCTTCGGTTAAAATCTCGAAAGTCCAGCCACGGTCTTTGCAGAATGCCGTAGCGGCCTTCCATTTAGCCTCGTTGACTCCCCACGTCATCACCTCGTTGATGTAACGCTTGTTAGGCTTATTTATTACGACCGGCGGGCGTGTCTGCGCCTTTGGTTTGATCTCGATCAACGCCGTCTGAGTCTTTCCGTCTGGCATCTTCTTCTTGACATAGAAGTCCACAAAGTAACGATGGATACGATTATCGATCGGAGAACGATACGGTATCACATGCTCCTCGCTCGACCACTCTACCACGGTCGGATCCTTGTCCAGGCGAGACATGTAGACGAGCTCCCAACGAGAACGGTAAACTATGTTCTTTGGGTCTCCTCGGTACTTCGAAGGGTTTAGTGGTTTGAAAAAGCCTTTGTATGCCATGATTTTATTTATAAATAAAAGGACCGCTTTCAAAGAAGAGAACCAATGGCACTTATCAACCTGAATATTAACAATTTTAAGAAAGACGCAGGAGGTATTGCCAATCGCCTGGTTGATAAGGTTGTTAATAAAGTAGAACAGAAACTAGAAAACGCCGTTGAAGACGTTTTCGCAAAGGGTCTAAAGAAGGTCGGATTGTCTGATAATATCGCTGGAGAACTTTCAGCAAGATTCGGAGATGCTTTCTCGGTCGGACAAGCTGATAGATTTTTTGGTACTTCAACTGCAGAGCAAAACAGAGTTTCTTCAAGAGACTGCGTAGATAACATCTTAAACCGTGGTGCAGAAACCGTCGTAGATGCTCAACAGTCAATTTATAGTAAAGTCCAGGCCGACGAGGGCTTATTACAGTTTCCGCCAGACATTGGCGAGTATTACATGCTCATGAAGTTTACTGAATACGCTCGACCAAGTCCGCAACAGGTTGCTGTCCGTAAGGGTCTTAGAAATTTCATTCTTCCGGTTCCTCGCGAGTTAAAAGAGCAGTTTACAAATAACATTGATCCGAAAGGTATGGGAACGCTTGCCGGCGGACTTGCTGACATAGGTACTGATATCTTTAGAGGTGGCGGTGGAGAAAATGCCAAAGGACAACTAGAAGCGCTTGCGTATTCATATGCTGTACAAAAGGTTGGGGACTTGATAAGAGGTGCCGACGATGCTATCGGTCAGTTCGGCGGAGCCGTACCGAATCCTCATCTTCAAGCGATCTTTTCCGGCGTTCAGATGAGAACACACAGTTTCCAATGGACCTTCTCTCCAAGGAACGCTGTTGAAAGCAGACAACTTCAACAAATCATTTATGAACTGAAGAAATATTCGTTGCCTGCTTTTAGCAATCTTGGCACTGCAGCCCTTCAATATCCACCGCTTGTTGACATTGAATTATATCCGTGGAAGAAAAACAACGAAGATCTTATTATATTCAAGCCATGTCTAATTCAAAATATTTCTGTAAACTACTCACCACAGGGTCTTCCTGCGTTCTTTAAAGGAACTAAGCAACCAACGTTTATTCAGATTTCAATCGACTTTATGGAAACTGAAATTCAAACTGCTTATGACTATGGAACGAAGAAGGGTGATCGAAACGACCAGGCTACTAAGCTTTATCAAGAACTAAAGACGGCTGCTGCCGATAAATTTCCTGGTATTGCGGACGCTGTTACTGAAGGTGTTAACTATGGGACTAAATTGATAGACACCGCAAGTGCAGCTGCACAAAAGGCTAATCAATAATGTCTAGATACTTTTCAAGATTTCCGCTTGTAGATTATGACGGCGCGGCGGCCAAGAACATTTTGGCGCGCGTAGATTTTACAGAAGAAACAAAAAGAGATATCTATTCTAACTTTGATTACGTTATTCAAGATGATCTGATTCGACCAGATTTTCTTTCGTACACATACTATGATTCTTCGCAGTATGACTGGATGATCTATCTTTCTAACGACATTATAGATCCGTATCATGATTATTACTTAAGCGTCAGTGATTTTGAGAAATACATTATTGGAAAGTATGGTACGGCATCATCGGCCAGACAAAAAACCGTATTTTATAGAAATGATTGGGCATCGGATGAAAGTTTAATCACAGAATCCGTTTACGATTCTTTGAGTCCTTCAATTAAAAAGTATTGGAAGCCTAGATTAAATGCAAATAACCAAATTGCTGGTTATGAGCGCGTGAAAGACGATTGGATCGTAAGTACAAATAAAATATTAGAATTGGTGCTTGCAGCAGACGTGACTTCTTTTGATGTTGGGGATATTATATCTCAAGCCTCGACAGGAGCAAGGGCGGTCGTTGTTTCACTTGATAGTTCTAGAAATTCTGTTATCGTACAACACGTCGAAGAAGATTTTCAGGTTGCCGTAGAAGAAGGCTTGTTAGAGGTTAATGTTCTAAAGGTGAATATTCCAGCATTGGAAACCAATTTCTGGAGTAGGGTGAGCGCGTATGACTATGAACAAGAAAAGAACGAACTGAAAAGATACGTTAACCTTATTAAGAAGTCATATCTTCCTGAAGTAGAAAAACTATTCATAGAGCAACTTAAGTCATGAGTTCAAATGTAGTAATGCGCGAGGGTAAGTTTAAACTAAAAACGTTTGAACTTACCACACCAATTGATTGTAAAGTTCTTAAACTGGCACCATACTGTGCCAGAGCAGATATTTACGAGAGCGTTCTAGAACCAACTGTAATTGCAGAATTTATTATCGTTGATAAGGTTGGCATATTTAACCGCTTCAATTTCTTAGAACAAAAGATTAATATCGACTTTACAACGTATGAAGATAATAAAGACGCTAATGTAAGTTATACACTATATCCTATCAGTGTTGATCCTGCTGAAACAACACCAGACGATAAAGGTATTGTCTATAAGCTCACCTGTGTATCGAAAGAAGCCATCAAGTCGACTCAAATTAAGAACATTCCTTTAGTAAGAAAAAAAACCGAGAGCGAAACTATTATCAATGCGCTTCTTCAACTTGTAGAAACAGATAAAAAATATTTCTTTGAAAAAACTCAAGGGTTGCAGGCTTGCAATTTTACAGAGCTCACTCCATTTGAAGCAATCGATCAAATAAGACTTAAGTCTATGTCGAGTAAGTATAGTGGACACTGCTTCTTGTTTTATGAGAATAGCAAAGGATACCACTTCAAGACGTTTGAAGGTTTGATCGACGATGGAAAGAAAAAGATCGGCGATAAGTACTTCACTCAAGTTGCTTTGGCAGACGTCTCAGTAACCGGGTCTCGTTGGAGAAATATCCTCGGCCTGAAAGTAATTCAGACCGGCAATCAGAACGTTACAAGACTGCTTGGTGGCGGTAAAGTATTAATTAAAAGAAAGAATCTTATTACTGGAGCCGTCGATCCGTATACTGTCGATCCAGCAAAAATACAGTTTATATCTTTAAACAAAGGTTCTATCAGTCAAAACCTAACAACAAAGAACGAGCTTTCGAAAGATGAAGGTAGAATCGAACTAGTATATTATGATCCGACGGTTGAAACAGCAGAGCAGGCCGAAGCAAGGTCTTTAAGACCATATTATCTCTCATTTCTTTTTAACACAGTTGCTCATATTACCGTATACGGCGATACAACAGTGACGATCGGCGATGTAATTACATGTGATATTCCAGAACATACTGGTCTTACTCTTGGAGAAGACAGACCATTTGTTGAGAGCAACGAGGTTCTTGCTGGTAACTATTTAGTAACTAAGTGCCGTCACATTCTTTCTTTCAATGAAGGCGCAGAATATATGCAGGCGCTTGAGATTGTAAAAGATGGTTATGGCGGTGAAATGCCAAGACCAACCAAGTAGGAAATATCATGAATATTCAAAAATGGTTTGAAGGCGAAATTGTAGACGTAGACGATCCTGAAAAGCTGGGTCGTGTAAAGGTCAAAGAGACCCTTGGCCATAGCAATAGAGTAAGTCCTGACGACCTGTTTTGGTCACACGTTCTTATGCCACCTACAGGAGCAAATGCTAAAGGATCTGGCGTTTCACCGGTAGGGCTAACTAAAGATTCTAAAGTAGTTGGATTTAGGATTAATGATACACTTTCCTATGTAATAGGATCTGTTGCATATGTCCCTAACGAAGCCGACCACTCTATTTCAAGGCACGCGCGCGGTGTAGGGCCGGTTCAGAAACAATATATCACAGAACTCGGTGAGAAGAAGACCGAATACGCTGCTAAGTATCCACACAACAAGACGATTACGACCTCATCTGGTCACGTGCTTGAACTCGACGATACGCCGACAGCAGAGCGTATTCACGTATATCACAAGTCCGGCGCCTATGTTGAGATCTTCCCCGACGGCTCGATCGTTACCAAGTCGATGAAGGACTCGGTGAGCGTCACCATGAACGACCACTCAATCAGTGTTGTAAAGGGTGATCTACAAATTGTAGCTAATGAAGGTAAGATTCAAATCAACTCTGACGGCGATATCGATATTGCTTCGAAGTCCGGCGTGGTGAATATTCGTGCACCGATCGTTGGGTTGAATGGCTAATGTCGATCGTCCTCGAACTACCAAAAATTCCTAAACTGGAGTGTGCGCCAGACGGTAAGGTAAACAAGAAGGATCTTGATGCCTATTTTAAAAACATTGCTAGAACGACGAACCGCCTGAAGGTTTCTACAATAGGACTTCAGCTCGATGATGAGTGTTCTCTTGCAGTCATTGCTGCCGCAATTGCTATCGAAGAACTTACGACGAAGACCCTTGACCCGGTTACAACAAAGCCGTTCGGTAGTTTGAAATCACTCGAACTCGAGGCAAAATACAGGGCGCGAGAGCTATCGAAAGACATCGAAGAATTTTTTAAAAAAGAAGTTGTAGATATTCTTCTTACGATCATAGGCGTTCTCGGAGTACCGAATCCGTTTGAAGTGCCGATTCCTTTTATCGGTGTAACGGCTGATGGCTACGACCCGGTTATTGCAGACCTGTTTACGAAAGACGGCCAGAAGAAAGTAAAGGATGCGATCAAGGAAGATATCGAATCTGTAAAGGCTTTCTTTGCAGATATTGAATCGACGTTCAACGGCGATCTTGGAATCAAATCGCCGGATCTCGAAGCAGAAGAACTGTGGCATAAGGTAAAGAATTGGTTCAACCAACTAATCAACGACTTTATCGGTGCGGCCACGGAAGCAATCGGGAAGATCGTAAAAGCGATTCCAATCATCGGGAAGCCAATCTATGATCTTGTATTCTCTTCGATCGATCCGACTGTTGCTATCGAGAAAGCATTTGATCAACTAATTAAAGACTACAAAAGAAAAATAAAGCAAATCAAAGAGGATGTGTTAAGCGGTAAAATACTTGAAGATACCGCAGAAGCGCTGTTAAGGGAAGCAATCGACACGGTTCTCGATATTAACATTCCATTGCTTGGAAGGGTTGGAGATTATGTTGACGTTGATCTGAACAAGAAAGATATCGTGATTGCAGAATTCGACTTTCACGAGGTCGAAGACGCTTTCAAAGAATTGATCCAGAAGGCCCGCAGGTTCTTTAAGGGTGATCTGCTGGTTAAGATATATGATATCATTGCAAAGGCACCTGCGTTCATTCTGAGTCAGTTTCCTATCGTAGGAACCATCTTTAAAGCCCTGAAAAAGGTTGTTGATATTCTGAGCGGAAAGAATCCACTCACCGAGTGTGAGGTATTGAATATTATCTTTCCGGCAGTCTTTACTATAGGAGCACTCGTAGTTAGTTTACTTCCTGGCTGCGTAGAGGTTGTTTTTGTAGAATAAATAAAAATAAAGAGAACTAAATGGTAGACGTCACTCGCATCGATAAAATCACTCGTACGGACAAAGCTTCTGAGAAGAAGCCGTTTTATAGTGACTTTTACACGAACTTCAACGTGCATCCGCAGAATAAAAGACTGGCGAAATATACAAATGAAAATTCAGTAAAAAGATCTGTTCGTAATCTAATTCTTACAGAGCCAGGAGAAAGGTTATTTCAACCTGATATTGGGTGTAAGATTAGACGCTTACTTTTCGAAAATATGTCTGATGTTACTGCGATACAATTAAAAAACGCAATTGAAGAGACAATACAATTGTATGAAAAACGCGCAAGGGTTATAACAGTTGAAGTCGTTGCGAATGAAGATCTCCATAACTACGACGTTTATATTATTTTTGAAGTAATAAATAGTATTACTCCGGTTGCCCTCAACATAACTTTATATAGAGCAAGATAATGGCTTCTAACTCAAGTATCATTCTTACACAACTCGATTTTAACGAGTATAAAACAGCTCTTAAAACTTATCTTACCGAACAAGACGAGTTTAAAGATTATGATTTTGACGGAAGCAACCTGGCTGTTCTTCTTGACATTCTTGCCTATAATACATACCAGAACGCGTTCTATCTGAACATGATCGGCAATGAGATGTTTCTTGACTCCGCCAAGCTGCGCGATAGTGTCGTCTCACATGCCAAAGAACTCAATTATCTGCCAAGATCGTTTACGTCTGCCAGGGCAACTATTCGCCTGACCATTACTCCGACAGATGCAAATAAGAACTCTATCGTTATTCCGAAGGGCACGTCATTTATCTCTCGTGTCGATGACTTCTCCTATACATTCAGTACAAACGAGAACGTCGTAATTACAAACAAGGAAAATGGTTCCTTTGTCAGCGATTCAATCACGATCTATGAAGGCAATTACCTGAGCGATACTTCGGTCGTTAATTATAACAGTCCACTGATTTATAGAATCAGTAATAGAAATGTAGATATTTCTAGTATTAATGTAACGATTCTAGAAGACAACGGATCTGTTACTCAGGAATATGCCCGCGCGACGTCGCTATTTGGCCACGATGAAAACTCTAAAGTTTTCTTTTTACAGCCATCAATTGGTGATTCCTATGAAGTAGTATTCGGCGATGGGGTGGTTGGTCGTAAACCAAAGAACAACTCGATCGTAATCATTGAATATAGAACGTCAAACGGCGAACTTCCAAACGGTGCGTTTAGATTTATCAATGCTGCTAGAATTGATAACGAAGCCAACGTAGCAATCACTACACTCTCTGCTGCAGCCGATGGCGCCGTTGCAGAGGATCTTAACTCGATCAAGTTCAACGCGCCTCGCGCCTTCACGACACAGGAACGTGCTGTGACTGCTGAGGACTATGAGAACCTACTGAAGGCAAACTTCCCAGAGATCAACGCGGTAACTGCATACGGTGGTGAGGATGCTACACCTCCACAGTACGGTCGTATCTTCGTATCTGTCGATCTGACAGACGTTGATGGCCTGCCAAAGATCAAGGAAGATGAGTACAAGAGATTCCTTCGTTCGCGTTCTTCTGTTGCTATGGAACCCCTGTTCATTACTCCGGATTACACATACCTGAAGGTCGACAGCACAGTTCGTTATAACATTAACCGTACAGGAAGAAATCCAGAGGATCTTCGTACCTTCGCTATCGACTCTATCCTTAACTATGCATCAACAAACCTAAACAGCTTTGCTCGTACATTTAGATACTCAAAGCTTGTGCAGGCAATCGATGCGACAGACGCCAGCGTTATCAGTAACGAAACCGAGATCAATCTTATTAAGTATCTGACTCCGGAACTAAATGTTCCACTGAACCTAACTGTCGATTTCAAGTGCCCATTGACTCAAGAGATTCCTCTCCTTTCTGATGAGCATCCTATCATCGACGTTCATGCTGTTACGTCAACACCGTTCACCTACACAGGAATCCAGAACTGTGTTCTTGAAGATAATGGTGACGGCCTTGTAAGAATCGTGACTCCAGTTGGTGCAAACCATAAGAAGATCGTTGATGTGGGCACGGTGGATTACGACACCGGTGTAGTCAGACTCAACAACTTTATTGTGCAAAACTATGTCGGCACATCATTGAAGATCTATGCCGAACCAAGATCTCGTGACATCACGGCCATCCAGAATGTGATCTTAAATATCATTGAGTCAGACGTGAACATCACAATCGAGCAGATCAGAGAATAATGAAGAAAATAGAAGCAATTATCTCTCCATTCATTGAGAACCAGTTTCCTTCTTTCTACCAGGAAGAGGGACCACAGTTCATTGCCTTTGCCAAGGCATACTTCGAATGGATGGAAAACAGCGGTTCATATCTGGCTGCAAATGGTTCTACCGTAACCCCATATATCGATTCTTCTGATAATATCGGATACGTGTCAAACAGTACAAATAGAGCAGTGGGTCCTGCTGCTCTTTATCAAGCTCGTAAGCTTCCAGATTATCGTGACATCGATACTACTGTTGATGAGTTTATTCTTCAGTTCAAAGAAAAGTATCTCAAGAACATTCAGTTCGACACTGCTACAAACAAGCAGCTTCTTGTCAAGAACTCTCTCGACCTGTATCGATCAAAGGGCACAGAGCGTTCGATCGATCTATTCTTCAAGCTAGTATATGGTACTGCCGCAGAGGTTCGTTACCCTGCAGATAATATCCTTCGCGTGTCAGACGGCGTCTGGGAGAGACCAGAGTATCTTGAGATTACCCATAGTCGTTTTAACGTAGACTATGTCGGCAAACAGATCATCGGCGCTCTCTCCGGAGCAAAGGCTTTCGTCGAGAAGTTTATTCGTCGTCGTACATCGGCAGGATATGTAGATCTACTTTACATCTCAGGCAGGGCCGGGGAGTTTCAAAACGGCGAGTTAATCGGTCTAAACGTCAATAATAATCCGGTCTATGATCGCGCAAAGAGAGCCAAACTCATCGGTTCGGTAAAGCGCGTGATCCTACAGGATCGAAGCCGTGATTTCCGTGTAGGTGATATTGTTACATTCAGTGGAACAAGTAACGGTCTTGGTGGTATTGCTCGAGTAGAGTCTGTGGGTGAAGCAACCGGTATCGTTGACTTCATCTTTATCGATGGTGGATACGGTTATACGCTCGACGCGGAATCAATCATCTCTGAGAAAGTAATCACTCTTGATAATGTTGTAGCAAACACAGGAAGCGATCAATACTTCCGTCTGTTCGAACAGGCAGTAGAGCCTATTATCAATGCTACATTCACGAGTGCTACAGCAAATCTTTCGATTGGCGATACACTCTTCCGTTATGCTGCAAACGGCCAGTTAGCCGGTGCAGGTAAGGTTATTGATCTAGATCAGACCGATGCTAACGGCACAGTCATGATATCGCATGTGAATGGTGTGTTCACTAATACTACCACCTACTATACAACCGGAAATGCCATCTCGTTCTATGCTAACACGATTGAAGACAGAACAATCGGTGGCAAGGTTATGGGTATTCCTGAAACCTATACCGTATTTGTAGAAGATCAGGTCGGAACCCTCGAGGTTGGTCAGAATGTTCTGTATAAGAACACATCTGCTATTGTCGGCCGTGGTACGATTCAAACCATCCAACAAACCGCTACCGGTAATACACTAACACTTACATCTACACGTGGTGTATTTCCAATCGGTCAAAGACTTGAAGTCTCGACCAACTCTTCGATCTCTGCTAATGTAGCAGAAGTGAATATGACTGTTGGTGTATACGAGATCAAGAAGTTCATCAACACCTTGAGATATTCTACTGCAAATAATAACGAACTTCCGTTCAGCAGTAGAATCTATCGTTATGACAGTGCCGGCAAGAAGATCGCTGAGGGTCTTCTGCTGACAGTGTCACACGATTCTGGTGCGGCGGCTGGCAATCTGACTCTGATTCCTGTGAAGGGTTACTTTACAGAAACAGACGTATTCTACACCGATGCGAATACATCCCGTGCTACAATCGTTACATACACCACATCAAATGCAGGTGGTGACTACGTAGCATCTGAACATGCTCGTCTTATTACACAGACAACAAACACCATCTCTACTCCTACTACAACAAGCTTTGGATCTGGTGCACAGTTCAGCGTCGGTACAATCGGTGATACCGAAGACATCTTTATCGGTACCGACCTTATCTCGGCTAACGGTGTTGGAACCATTGACTACGATCGAGTAAATCTTACAGTTGCTTCGAACAGTGGATTTGTTGTGGGCAATCGTGTTTATCAAGAGGTGAGTAAGATCGCTTTCAATGCAAGCAGTTCTGTTAACGCTACATCCGGCTTTATTGC